AGGTTTGCAGCAGAAAGAAAGAGGAGTATTGACGATGCTGTATCTCAGCTTGAAGCTGACGGTGTTGATGTTATTGGGCAGTAATATGAGTATTTGGGAAGACTTTCAAAAATTCATTGGTATGGGACAGCAACAAACACAACAAGTTGCTTCTACTACCCCTGCTCCTGCACCAGAGCCTGCTAAGCCAGACTACTATCAACGCCTAGCTATGGCTGAAAGCAGTGGTAAGGCTGAAGCTAAAGCTGCTACTAGTAGCGCCGCTGGCCTATATCAATTTACTGAGGGTACTTGGAAAGAATATAACAAGAAGTATGGATTGGGATTGAAGCTAGATGATAGGTTTGACCCTGCTAAATCTAAACTTGTTGTAGAGAAGTTTACTGAAGACAATAAGAAACAACTTAAACAACACTTAGGTACTGATCCTACAGACACTGATTTATACGCTGCTCATTTCTTGGGTGTATCTGGTGCTAAGAAATTCCTTAGTGCTGCGCCTAAGAAACTAGCAAAGGATGTGGTTACTCCAGACCAGTATAAAGCTAATAAGTCTATATTCTATGACTCAAAAACTAAAAAACCTCGTACAGTAGCGCAAGTATACGGGTTGTTACAGAAGAAAATTGGGGAATGACAAAGGGGGCAATTAAGCCCCCTTCTTTTTTAAGCCTTACTAATAATGAAACCAAAGCTTTGCATTACAAGCATGGTAGGGTGTTCACCCCTGCGGAATTGTCCCTGCTTCCGCATATACTTGCGTAGGGCACTCCGTGCTTCGTTGTAGTTGCTGAACAACTGCTTCAAAGATTTTGGCATCCCGCCCTTGATTCGTTTGATTTTGTACATTTTGTTTCCTTTCTTCTTTAGCAATGAGATATTGAATGTTATGTAGACACTTATGTAGGTCTTCTAAAGGTTTACCCTTATCTTTATAGCGTAGCAAATATTTTAGGGCACTTGCTTCCCACCCATTCATATCATACGCCTCCCATACTTCCCAAGGTTGAATAGCACGTTCTTTGTAATGATTGCCACCGTACTGCGCTGCCATTACTTCTTCATACTTCATTCAACTTTCTCCTTAAACAACGCTGGAATACGCTTCTCTGCTTCTGCCTTTTCAATCTCTTTAGTTAGCAAAGAGATGAGTCCTTCTTGCAATAGGAGTTGCATCATACGTGGTTCGATGTCTCGCAACATAACGGTTGCTGATCCATCTTCATGCTCTTCCATCACTTCAATTTCCATTTGGTTTCTCCATAAAACTGTTACACAGTTGATGAACTTTACCGTCTTCTGTACGGAATTGCAACACTATTTCCATTGTCTTGTCAGTTTCATACACTTTCAGACGCACATAGCGCCTTAGCGCCTCCATCATCCGATAGCTTTCGTCGTTCGTCATTAATGCTCCTTAAACGTTTCTTTGCAGTGTGTACCAGCTTCTTTGCGTAGCCGGGACTTACACCTAGCAAGTTGCCAACCTCAGTATAACACAATCCCTCATATAGTTTTAGCCATACTGCACGTTGTTGTTTATATGGCAACTTAAACAAGTCGTTCATAAGAAGACTAAGTGTTTGATTGCTTTCAAACAGGGTTTCAGGTGTCACACTAGTCACCCCCTCGACTTCTAAATTAAACGCCTTGTAGGGCCGTTTAGAGGCCGTGTTGATGGCAATTGTACATAGCCAAGTATAGAATCCACTTAACTCTTTCTTGTATGTGTGCAGATATTTGAATGCTGACACAAATACATCCTGAGTAAGTTCTTCTGCTGTGTGGTTGTCATGTACACGCTTCCTAAGAAACATATACACTCGCTTCCAATACTTAGCAAATAGCAAGGAATAGCTCTTGCTATCCCCTGCTAACGCTTTAGTTATTAGTAACTCATCCTCACTCGCCACGGTCTTCAAACACCATGTGCGGCACTGCACGTACATTAGGATAGAGGGCTAGAAAATCCTCACGAGTAATGTCTTTACCAATGTTGACTTCTACATATGCTTCCTCTTCACGCTTTAGTCGTGCCTTAAGAACATCGCAGTTAGGACAATTATCTTTTGTATATACAACTAGTGTACGCACATCACACCTCGAACCAATCTTCAGCAAGCATGTCGGTTTGGCTAGCAAGCCACGGTACTCTAGCGTTTGGTGTATTTACAGCATCCGATGGATAGTTAATGTACACGTAAGGTAAGGTCATCTTGCTATACTTATCTGGAACCTGTAGTTCTAACCACAGCCCTTTTCCGTTCCACCCCTCACGAGCAACTTTACTACCTTGTTTTAACAAATCAATAGCGTGTCCAAAAT